GTAACCCACTCACAAAACTCGCTCCATCCTGACAATAAACCTTGCTCTCTTCTTGAGATTGAAGTCATTGAAATTAAGAAAACATTTAGTGTGTGCGGTATGATAAAGACATTATTACCCCGTGGTCTTGGTTAGGGGGAAGATGATTGTCTATGTTTCAAGACAGACATATTATATATGAAGTTTTATAACTTGTCAAGTGTCCTTTCGGACTGTTCCTTTTAATCCCGCTTTCTTCAAATACTTTGTTGCTTTAGACTTGGTGTCAAAAACTTTTGCAAATCTTTTGTCTGGTCCCCAAGTAGTAGGAGAAATTAAAAACTCTATTTCGCCATCAACCTTTCTTGTTACTACCCAGTTGATAAGATTTCCTTTATCTGCACTCATGATATTAATCTAAACTAAATTTATTTATTAAAATAAGTCTCGTAATATTTTACAAGACCAAATGTTACATTAAACTTACTAGCCCATTCTTCAGCACAGTCCTCTGCATTCTTTCCAGAGTAACCAAACTGATTTAAAATTTTAATACACTCATCCTTCATGCTTTTTTCTTTGGTGAATGTCCATGTGCTATACCCAACTCATGCATCTTTGCATGTTCATCTATCTCATCTCTTAATCCTTTCTTACCTGAACCAAAGGTCATATAGATACCATAACCTAGTAGTCCTATAACAATTGCTGCAATAAAAATTGGTATCGCAAGACCTGGTTCAATCAAAGGTTGCTTCTCCCATGTGCCAGGTAATGTATACACAGATGGTTTCGCTAAAAAAATCATATCAATCCTAAAGATCCTGCTGTTACTCCCACGGCTATAAAAAATCCAAACTCTAACAGACCGTGAGCCCCTGCTGGAGTATTAATTAATATATTATTGAAGAACGAAAGATCCGACATTTGTATATGCTACGAGGGATACAACTCCTAAGAAAATTGCTATTGGCATGACATGGGTAGAAATACTTACAGTATTATATAGGTATTTCTACTCTCAGTCAAGCTCCAGATGGTACAGGAACAGGTTGCATTTGACCAACTCTTATTCCTTTACCACCATCTTGGTCATCATCATCGTCATTAATAGCACGAAGTAATAATTCTATAAAAACTAAAGCAGCCATAGGATAGAACACCCAAAGGATTGCCATGAAAGGTGAAATAGAATCTGTTGCTCCAACAAAATCTGACATTTGTTTTTATTTGCTAATTAATTTACGAATAATTATTTAGTTTTGTTAAGTTTTAACTAAAGTATGTAACCTTAGTGTAAACCGCTAGTCCAATCCAAAAGGCTACCATCGTAAACCTTCCGTTTGCTCTGATTATTAGGTCAGCCATTAAAATATACCTGGAATGATTTGACCTGTGGTGATGTAAGCACCTGTTGCTGCTACGAAACCAATCATAGCCATCCAACCGTTAAACTTTTCTGCTTCTGGTGTCATTTGTTTTTCTCCTTTTTAGATTTGAGGGTTAAAAGTGACTAGCAAATGCTAGTGGTGTAAAGACCTGTGTCTTTATGCAATACCTGGAATTATCCATCCAAAGATTGCGTAGTTATGGACTGCAGCGAACAAACCAATCATCGCAAGACGACCATTAGTTCTCTCAGCATTCTTCCAGTAACCATCATAGTTCTCAACGTACTCCATAGGAGGTTCCGATGCGAACATGTTTTGCTTGCCGTACTCGGTAGTTGTATACCTTTTGGCAGTTGTTGAAGTCATTTCTGTTTTGTAAAGAAACGTAACAATATTATATAGCAAATCTAAAGGTTTGTCAACTAGGTATTTGTACGGTCTTACATACAAAAAAAGGATCATCATTTCTGATGATCCTTATAAGGGATGCTTATACTCTCTATCATACTAGCAACCATCTAGTTTATAGTCTATTGGGAAAGACTAGAGAACTATCTTCTCATCATCCTCATGTTCTGGTACTGTAAATGTATTATTACCATCAGTAGTAACAAACTCTACGTTACCTGATAGAGGATCACTATTAAAAAGATTAATATTATAATCAGGATCATAAGAACCTTCTGGGAAGGTGATCTTAAATTCCTCATGATTATGCTCAGGTAAACCCTCTAGGATAGTCTGAAGACCTTGATAATGTCTCCAGACTTCACTAAGAGTACTCCTATCAAAGTCCTTTGTATCTACTGCTGCTTTAAATGCTTCCTTAACTGCGTCTACTGCAGTATCAAATTTTAAATTTAGTCCACAAGTCATAGTGTTCGCTCGTCTATAGGTAAATTATAGCACTAAGATAAGAGGGTGTCAATCTAGTGTGCCAGTTTTGAAATAGTCCTTACGCATGTACCTACCAAGAATATTACTATTGTAATAAGCAGGTTCACCGTTCTTGGACTCAGTAAGTACATTATTTATGAAGAGTTGTCTTGTCTCTTCATAGTTAACCTTACCTAATGTCTTATGTAAACTAATTATTTCTCGTTTGAATGCTGACTTGCCCAATCGTCTAACATCGGCTTTAAGTTCTTCAGAACTTCCGTAGTACTTTTTCCAGTCACTCTCACTCGTAACTCTGCGTTTCCCACCTCTAGGCTTTCGCTTCTGTACGAAGTACTTCCTGCCGATATATTGTTTACCCGACTGGAGATTTGTAATACGGTAGACGTAACCGAAGAAATCGTTAATGTCATTAGAAGTAAAAGTTGTACCCTGATAGGTCCAGGGGTTCTCATAACTTCCCTCATCAATTTGTTCATTAGTCGCACTCTCCATCTTCATCATTAACTTGGGCATAGGATTTAACTCCATCACCCCTATCTATACGATAAGCAGATGTGTCTGAATAAACTTCAGACTTTAACTCTGCTAATGCTCGTTCGATATCTCCTATTAATGTTTTTAAATTTCTTTTTTCCATTTATTACTCCCAGTATTCATCTAGTCTTTCTAATACGTTGATCAAAATTCTATTGGCTGCTCCTCTCTGCTTATCATCCCACTCAGGATACCAAGTTTTTTCATGAAGACCTGTCTTCATCCTCATAATATAAGCAGTCATATCAATTTTTCTCAATCGTCCGTTCACTTTAATTCCTGCTGCAGTTTAGCCCAGTCATTATTAAACTTTTCTAAACCTGCATCAGTTAAACAGTGGTCATACATCTTATTAAATATGTCCCAAGGAAGAGTGCAGATATCAGCCCCCACTCGAAAACAGTTTGAGACTTGAATTGGTTCTCTAATTGAAGCAGCGAGTACTTGAGTCTTAGCACCATGCGTTGAGAATACATCAGAAATTTCCTCCACTAAAGTAAGTCCATCCCAATACTGATCGTTAAGACGACCTATGAATGGCGAAACATATGTTGCACCTGCTTTAGAAGCAAGTATAGCTTGAGCAGCAGAGAATATAAGTGTTACATTAACTGCTACATCCATTTTAGATAGTTCTAAACAAGCCTTCAGACCATTACGTGTACATGGTACCTTGATAGTAATGTTTGGTCCTATTTGTAGATATTCCTCTGCTTCTTCTAACATAGAATCTACAGACTCACCTACTACCTCTGCTGATATGGAAGAATGGAATGGAAATATATCTGAAATTTCTTTCAGTACTTCCTTAGGATTCTTTCCCGCCTTCAACATGAGAGAAGGATTTGTAGTAATACCATCTACCAATCCAGACTCAAATCCATGTTTTATAAGGTCTACATCAGAGCAGTCCAGAAAGATTTTCATAGTATAATTTATTTTTATTTCATGTATTTATTATACACAAAAAAACAGAGGGTGTCAATAACCCTCTGTAGAACAAGTATGTCTTGGTATGAAGACTGTTTAAATTAAACTGTTGCTTCTACCTTTTGCTTTGTGTACCTTGTACCTCGATACATTAAATCGAAGTTTCTTTCTCTGGTTGCTTGATTAAGCACCATCTTACGATACTCACTTGTATCGTACTCGTTTCCTCGATATGTTACTTTTGCCATTTGACTTACCTCTAAAGTAGTTGGATTTTTAGGCCCGTTCCTTTAGTCATTTTCGTCCCAACAACCCCTTGTCTCTTCCTTTATGACCTGAATCATTTCAGATCTAACATCTTCTGATACATCATATGCTTGCATCTTATCGATGAGAACACTAGCATCAGAACAAGTAAAAGAAGTGGCAATCAAAAATGGAATCATTAAGATGAACGCTCCGTTCCGTGACTTACTTGCGACCCCGAAGGGTTGAACGTAAAGGTAGCGGTTGCTACCTACTTACTATTTATAGCACATTTTGTCTTGAAATGCAAGCATAATGTTAAGAATCTTCACAATCATACTGCTGTTTCCAACGTTTCTTTTCTGCCTCCCATAACATTTCTGCAGTACCAGGTGGTTGATCTATCTGCCCTGTGCTATCAAGTAAGGCATCCCATTGTTCTTCTGCGGATCTTTTAATAGAATCTTGCAATTCCTTTAAGTCCCACTCTATATCAGAGTTTAAATCCTGTGAAGGAGTCTTTTGTGACATCCTGTTTGATTCCTCCGACGACATAGCTTTCAATCTCCGTTTCTTGTGGTGCGTTTTGCTGACCCTTAGAGTTGAGCCAGTGCTCAGTCCAAGGTAATGGATTATTTCTAAGGGGTACATCATATATACTATCCAAACCAATTGCTTTCATACGTCTGTTAGCAATCCACTCTACGTACTGATGTAATAATCTATCATTCAAACCAATAATAGATCCATCCTTAAACAAATAATTTGCCCATGACTTCTCTTCATCAACAGCTTTTCTAAACATCCCTGTTACAGTTTCTTTCTCTTCTCTAGCAATCACTTTCATTTCTGGATCATCATTACCACTACTCCAGTTCTTTAATATCTGTTGTGTTAATACTAGGTGCTGTGATTCATCTCTTGCAATCAAACTCAAGATCTTTGCTGATCCTTCCATGAGTTTGTTCTCCCCGAATGCAAATGAGCAAGCAAAAGATACATAAAATCTAATACCTTCAAGGATGTTAACATTAGCGACAGCCCTGTAAAGAGTTCGTTTAAGTTCTTTTCTAGTCCACTCGACTGAAGGAGATCCTTTTGAGTCTGGTCTCCATTGACTGGTGCTTCCCCATTCTTGTGCATAATTTAAAAACTTATCATATGATTCAGTAACAGACTCTGCTCTTGAAAGTATCTTATCATCCTCAAGGATAGTATCAAATACATCCGAAGGATCAGAGTATACATTCTTAATAATATATGTGTATGATCTAGAGTGTACCATCTCCATGAACTGCCACACTTGCATACATGCTTCTAGTTCTGGTAAAGAACAGTAAGGTATGAATGCCATACCAGGTGCTCTACCTTGTACAGAATCAAGCATGATCTGATACTTCAGATTAGAAGTAAAGATATGTTTCTGTAAAGTATTTAATTTTTGATAATCCGCACGATCTTTCTGGAGTGATACCTCTTCAGGTCTCCAGAAATATCCTAGTTGTTGCTGTGTCAGTCGATCAAATGTAGGATAACGATATGAATCATAACGTTGAACACTCAGAGGTGCTCCGAAAAACATGTATTGTTTTGTAGTATCAACCTTGTTACGATTGAATACTGTCATACCCTTCACTTCCCTAGACGGTGCAACTGTCACAGACTTCCTCCTCGGTATTTAATAAGTTTTCAATAAGGTTGTCTACATCTGGTACATCATCCTTCCAACCAATAGGATGTGCTGGTTCATCTAAATCCTTCTTAGCATCGTATGTATTCTGATAATACGATGTCTTCCATCCATACTTGTAAGTAGTTAGAAGATCATTTGCCATTACTGATACAGGTACTTCATTATCAGGGTAATTCTCTGGATTGTAAGACCAGTTACCACTAATAGCTTGGTCAAAGAACTTTTGTAGTACAGCAGTAACTTTAATATACCCATCGTTATTAGGCATATCCCAAAGTAAAGTGTAGTTATTCTTTAGTGTTCCGTAGGATGGAACAACCTGCTTAAGAGGCCCCTTCTTTGATTTCTTAATGGACAGGTAGTCTCTAGGAGGTTCGATTCCGTTTGTTGCATTTGACACAACGGAACTGCTCTCCGAAGGCATTTGTGCGGACAGTGTTGAGTGCCGTAACCCATACTCGGATATGCGACCCCTAAGAAACTCCCAGTCACATGATAGATCATTAGGTGTTATCTCATCTACGTCTTTCTTATATGTATCGATAGGTAGGATTCCATCAGCATACTTTGTTTTACCAAAGTAACCGCATGGTCCTTTCTCCATAGCAAGACGATTAGATGCAGTCAATAAAGCAAACTGGAACCTCTCTGTGAGTTTGTGAACTAAATCATATGCTTCTTGAGATTCATACTTAGCACCGTTCTTAGCAAGGTAATGTGCTAAACCAATATAACCTATACCTAATGATCTGCGATTCTTTGTAGAGGATTCTGCTGCCTTTACAGGGTACTTTTGATAATCAATTAGAGCATCAAGACCACGTACTGCAAGTTCTGCAAGTTCATCTATCTCTTCTATCTTATTAATCTTACCTACATTAATAGCAGAAAGAATACAAAGAGCAATCTCTCCATGTGTAGAATCAATATGCTGAATAGGATCTGTAGGTAGAGTAATCTCCTGACAAAGGTTACTCATGTTGACCTTATCCTTAAAGGAACTATGAGTATTACAGTGATCGATATTCATAATGTAAATACGACCAGTCTCTGCTCTCTCCTTTAAGAGATCAAGTATAAGTTCTTGTGCTCCGATTGTTTTTCTAGGGATTGATTCGTCTGATTCGTATTGAGTATAGAGTTCGTCAAAGGTATCGCTACCAAAAGCGTCATACAACCCAGGCACATCATGAGGGCTGAATAAAGTAATAGTACCGTTCTGGATAAATCT